CACTTGTCATCTTCTTGAAATTTCTTTATGTTATCTTGTCTTTTTTCTTGAGGTGTTAACCCATAATAATCAACATAACTATCTTCACCATACTCTTTTGATATAGCATTTATAATTTTATTAATATCTCTTTGATACTGAGCCCAAATAACAACCTTACCTTCAACTTGTTGTACAATATCTAAAAGTTCATCAACTCTCTTACAAGGTAAGTCTTTTGTAGAGCCATCATCAGCTACAAAGTGGCCACAAGTTATTTGATGTAGACGCATTAGTTGAGTTAATACAGTATTAGTGGTTAATACTTTTCCATCTAAATGCGCTAAAGCAGTTTGTTTCATTTCTTTATAAACTTTTTCTTGTTCTGGAGTCATTGATACAGTTCTTTTCATCCAAGTTTTTTTAGGTAGATCTAAACAATCTTCTTTTAAAACTCTGTATGAAAAAGGTTTTAATTTATCTGAAAGCTCACCCAAGTTTCTATAACCAACAATAACTTGAACCGTTCTTGCACCTAAATTCATATTACGCATAACAGCGTATCTAGCTCTAAAAGTAAAAAAAGAATGATGACCTAAAAGATATGGGTCTAAAAACTCACACTGAGAATATAAATCTAGGGGTGATTTAGTAATAGGAGAACCTGTAAGTATTCTTCTATACTTGGAGTCTTTTGATATCTTTAAAATATTTTTAGTTCGTTTAGCAGAAGGGTTTTTAATAGTTGTAGCTTCATCAATGGCAATCATAGACTTATGAGAAGATAAAAATTTATCTGCAAACTCTAAACCTTTTTTAGTAGAAAAGGCTTCAACATTCATAATTAAAATATGTAGATCAGTCCCTGTTTCAAACAAAGTGTTTAGCTCTTTTAATTTTGGTTTGGTATGTGATGCAGTCCAAAGAACAGTTTTCTTTTCAATATGATCAGCCATGTGTACCGGTATTTCAGAATCGTACCAGTTTTTATAAACACCTTTAGGTGCAATTAAAAGAAGACCATTTATTTCTCCTTTGTCATACAGCATAGATACATTATCAATTAATACTTTTGATTTACCTGTACCCATTTCCATAAAATAAGCGTAGACTTCTTTGTCCCAAGACATTTCTAAGGCTTTAAGTTGATGCGCAAAAGGTTTTGTTTTAAATTTATAGAACATAATATTTTATACTTTCTAAGTATAAAATAGGATAGATTAGGATAATTGTCAACTATTTATAGTCAAATTTTTTACAGTATTTTTCATATTTACGTAAAAGAGTATTACATATTTTTGGAAAATTTTTTCTAAATGATTCTACAGTTGCGTTTTTAGGTCTTGTTCTAGAGCCGGGAATTCTTTCTTTCGTATCTTCTATTCTATAAACTTTTGATTTAAATGTTTTCATTTTATCCGCTAAACCTTTTATTCCTGGAATTTTTTCTTCTAAAGTTTTTATATCTTCATTCATTTTTTCGTATTTAATTGTGTAATCTATTGTATGTTCACCATTTATTTCATAAAATTTATCAAAATCAGTGATGTTCATCTGTTGAATACAATATTCTCTAAAATCCATATGATCACAAGCGTTAAAAAAATAATAATTAGAAATAGCAAAGTCTATTGGATTTCTTATAATTGAAACTTTAGTATATGTATTAAAAATTTCATCACCTATAAATTTTTTTATTTTTCTTGCAGGTATGTGATTATAATATCTTTTACTGTTTGGTTCAAAAACCATGACCTCATCTCTATTAACTTGATAACAAGGGTTATTCATTATATGATTCATAACTGAATAGTCTATGTCTATTCCAATTACATGATTAAAATATTTACTTCCATTTGTATGATTTTGAGCATGAATTTTATTTCTTTCTTGACTCATCTTTTCATCATCTGGAGTACAAAGAGTTATTATATCTTCTGGACCACAATAATCTCTTAATGCTAATTCAAAAGATGTACCGGCTACTTTAAGTGGTTTTATAAAGATTAATTTATGTTTATGTGATATAATCATTGCTTTCTATTTAAAAAATATGTATACAAAATAAAAAGAGAAAGTCAATGACTAAAGTTTATTTAACTCAAGAAATACCAACAGATAGAGAAACCGGTAAACCCAAATATAATGTTATGGGTGCATCAAAGTATGGAGAAATAAAAACTCTATTACCTATGTATTCTCAAATGATACTTTCTCCCGGTCCATTAATACAAAAACTTAGAACACTTTTAAAAGATTACACGTCAGACGATTATCTTTTATTATCAGGAGACCCTGCAACTATTGGTGTTATTTGTTCAGTTGTGTCTGATATGACAAATGGAAAATTTAAATTTCTAAAATGGGATAGACAAGAAAAAACTTATTATCCAATAGAAATAGATTTATTTAAAAATTAGTATTGACAAAATAAAAGTCTAGGATTATATATAATTCATGAAAGGAATTGTATGAGTATAGATTATGAAGACGATAGATTAGAATCTGTAAAGCAAATAGATGCTGCAGCTTCTTTATCTAATAAAGTTATTGAGTTAAAAAATATTGAAGACGAAATTGAAAACGCAGAAAAAAGTATTTCAAAATTAAAAGAACAGTCTAAAGTATTATCAGAGGTAGAAATACCAAAGATGATGCAAGAGATGAACATTACAAAATTAAAGCTTAAAGATGGTGAGTCTATAGAACTTAAACCATTTTATTATGCTTCTATTGCAAAAGGCAGAAACGAAAGTGATTCTGATTTTTTAGATAGAAAGGATAAAGCTTTTACATGGCTTCGAGATAACGGCCTAGGTGATATTATTAAAAATGATATTACCGTTACCTTTGGTCGGGACGAAGATAACAAGGCACTGCAATATGCAGACCTTGCAAAGAGTAATGGCTTTGAACCAATTCAGCGCGAAACGGTTCATGCTATAACTCTTAAAGCGCTAGTCAGAGAGCGTCTTGAGAATAATCTTGAGATGCCTTCTGACATTTTTAAAATCTACGCGGGTAACAGTACAAAAATCAAAAGGAGATAACATGGAAACGAGTAACGAGAAACAAGTAACTATAAAAAAAGAAAATCTGCCTTCAGATATTTTATTTGAAGCGGATGCAGCACAAGGTTTAGAAAACGTAAGAACAGAAAATCTGGCCTTACCAATTCTAAAACTTTTACAAAACGGATCTGGAGAAGCTCAGAAGCGTAATCAAAATTACGTTGAAGGCGCTGAACCAGGTATGTTCCTAAACACCGTAACTAAAAAATGTTATAACGGTGCTGAAGGAATAGAGGTTGTACCCTGCTATTACAAACTTGAGTTTCAAGAATGGGCAGACTTTGGTACAGGTTCAGGAAGACCAGAAAATATTTTTGGTCATGATTCTGATATTTTATCTAAAACAACTAAAGATACTGGAGGTAAAGATCGTCTTGAAAACGGTAATTACATTCTAACAGTTGGTCAACATTTTGTTTTAATTGTTGATGGTGCAAATACAGAACCTGCATTAATCTCTATGAGTTCTTCTCAAGGTAAAGTGAGTAGAAAATGGAATTCAATGATGGCTTCAATTACACTTGAAGGCAAAAATGGTCCTTTCACTCCTGCTACTTACAGTCATAAATATGTCCTGTCTTCTGTACTTAACAGTGGAAAAGGTAATCAATGGTATGGCTTTAATGTTGTAAGCGGTGCTATGATTGATAACGCATCACTCTACGAAAGAGCGAAAAAGTTTCACAACTCATTCGCCGGTAAATAGTGTGAATAGTGGGCGCTTAGGGGAGACTCAAGGCGCCCATGCAACGACAGACAGGACAGGACATGACAGACGTATTAAAAAAATTTAAAAATATATTTGAAGGTTTAGACATAGCTCGTGGTGAAACCCGTAAGACAGGTGAGGTATCTGCAAAAGGTAAGAGTATTACTAGGTCTAAAACAATTACAGAACCACCTACAGATAAACTGTGGGAAGATCATTTAAAAGGTACAGAACCTGCATTAGGTATAATTCCAATAAGAAGAGACAATACTTGTATATGGGGATGTATTGACTGGGATGTATATCCTTTAGATCACAAAGAAATAGTAAATGATTTGAAAAAGAAAAAGATACCACTAACAGTATTTAGATCAAAGTCCGGTGGTGCACATTTATTTTTATTTACAAAAGAACCCGTCCCTGCAGTTATGATGAGAGATAAGTTAAAAACATATGCTTCAGCCATTGGTCATGCAAGAGCAGAGATATTTCCAAAACAAGAAAAGATAAATATTGATCGTGGTGATGTAGGTAGTTTTTTAAACTTACCTTATCACAACTTAGAAAATACAGTTAGATATGCTTTCAATAATAATGGTGAACCAATATTAGATATTGAAAAGTTTTTTGAACATTATGAAAACCAAGTTTTAAGTGTAGATCAATTTAACAATTTAAAATTAAAAGAAACAGAAGAAGATGATTTTCTTGAAATGCCACCATGTTTGGTTACGCTTTTATCTGAAGGTGTTGGTGAAGGAATGAGAAATGAAACTATGTATAACGTAGGAGTGTATGTAAAGAAAAGATTTTCTGAAGACGATCTTTGGAAAAAGAAAATGAATCACTACAACATAAAATATTTTAAACCACCTATTAATGCATCAGAACTTGTTAAGACTCAAGAATCATTAGAAAACAAAGATTATTTTTATAAATGTAAAGATGAACCTTTATCATCTTTTTGTAATTCGAAGCTATGTGTAACAAAAAAATATGGTGTAGGTGATGATGATGCACCAGTACAAACTATAACTAATATTAGAAAGTACAACTCTGATCCACCATTATTTTTCTGTGACATCGATGGACAAACAGTGATGGTTGAAACTTCAGTTCTTCACGACCCGGATAAATTTTCAATGGCATGCTTAGAACAAATTAATAGACCACAGATGCCTATGTCTAAAATTATATGGCGTAAGATGTTAATAAAACTTTTACAGGAGAAACAAGATACAGATGAAAAAGCTACGGCAGACCTTAAAGTTGAAAATCAATTAAAAGAATACATGGAAGACTTTATAAATAAAGTTAAAGGTAAAGATATAAATGATATTCAAAGAGGTGTTGCGTATAGTGATGATAACTATAGTTATTTTAAAATGAAAGATTTTTGGAAACATTTAGTAAAAAATAAATGGCCAGATAAAAGATATCCAAAACATGTAGTAGTACAAAAACTACAAACTCAATTAAAGATTGAGGAGGATTATCCAAAAATAAACGGTAAAACAGTGCGTTGCTTTAAGATGTTAAAGATTGTATCTGTTGAGCCAGAGAAAGCAAAATATGAAAGTCAGGAACCATCATGGAAAAGAAAAATAGAACAGTAATACCTGGACCACCGGGAACCGGGAAAACATATAGATTATTAAATCATTATATGGCCAAAGAAATAAAAGAAAATAAAACTGATCCTAAAAAAATTTGTTACATTACTTTTAGTAAAGCAGCTGCAGAAGAAGCAACTGAAAGATTTGAAGAATTATTTCCTAAAGAAAAACTTGGATACATAGGCACTATGCATGCATTAGGGGTAAGAGAATTAAACATAGATGTAGGTGCAAAATTATTAAGAGGTAATAGTCAATGGAATCAATTTAAACTTTATGAGCCAATGGCAGCTAAATTAAATACTGATATGAGTATTGATTCAATTACTGGTAAAACTAGATTTAAAGACCCTATACTAACTACAAGAGACTATGCAAAAAATAAAAAAATATCTTTGAATGAAGCTGCGATACAAAAAGGTATGGCGGGTTGGTCAGACATACACATCGCAGAAAAAATAGATGGTGCACTAACACAATATAAAAAAGACACAGGAGTCATAGAATTTTATGACATGATAGGTTTGTTTACGGATAAAATAAAAACTAAAGATAGTTTTTATGACGTTATATTTTTAGATGAAGCTCAAGACTTGAATGCACTACAGTGGGATATGTTTTTTGAATTAGAGAAACTAAGTAATAGGTCCTTCATTGCTGGTGATGATGATCAAACTATCTACGGTTTTCAAGGAGCAGATGCATCTACATTTATAAACCTAGAAGGAACTATAGATGAACAAGTAAAGTCGAGACGAGTACCGAGAAGCGTGCATCGAGTGGCTTTAAATATATTAGATAGACTCAACGAACGTAGGACAAAGAATTGGGAAGCGAGAGACGAGGAAGGTGAAGTTAATTATGAAACATCACTAGAAAACATAGACTTTGCAAAAGGTAAGTGGATGATACTTGGTAGAACTAATAGACTTTGTGAGAAGGCAAGAGATCATTTGTATATGAAAGGTTTAAGATATGAATTTACAGGTGATAAATATTTAGATAAAAATTCTATGCTAGCATTTACTACCTGGAAAAGATTAAATAATGGTGCAAGTATTGATTCAAAAGATGTCAAAGTAATGTATTCTTTTTTAAAAGTAAAACTAGGTCATATACAAAGAGGGTTTGCTAGTGGTAAAACTTTAGATTCTGTTTTTTCTGTGACGTTAGAAGAACTAAAGAAAGATCATGGTTTACTTGTTGAAGGTAGTTGGGAACATCTTGACTTTGATGAAGATACAAAAGTTTTCATGAAACATTTAATACAAAACAATTATGATCTTATGAAAGAAGCTGACATAAAGATAATGACCTTACATGGATCAAAGGGAAAAGAATGTGAAAACGTAGTTTTATTTACAGATTTTGGTGCGGATGAATATCAAAGTAATTTTATTGAAGGTGAGTTTGAAAAGTCACCAGACAATGAACATAGATTATTTTTTGTTGGAGTTACCAGAGCTAAACAAAAACTTTATTTACTACAATCAGAGGAGGGTACAGGGTATGTCATATAAATCATTAGACAAACAAGTTCAGGGAAATCACTATCAAGATTTCAAGATTCAACCTGCAGAGTTTGTAAATCAAAATAAACTCTTGTTTGCTGAGGGAAATGCTATAAAATATATTTGTAGGCATTCTAAGAAAGGTAAACATTACGACATTAAAAAGGCAATACATTATTTAGAAATGATTCTAGAAAGGGATTATGGAGAATTTATTTAACGAAGAGATGTGGAATTCACCGGATGAGTTTAAAGATTTAAGTAGTTATAAATACATAGCAATTGACTTAGAAACAAGAGATCCAAACCTAAAGAAAATGGGTTCAGGTTCTGTAAGAGGTGATGGAGAAATAATTGGAGTAGCTGTTGCAGTAGATGGTTGGTCTGGATACTATTCTTTTGGTCATGAGCAAGGTAATTTTTTTGCAAAAGAATCTGTAATGAAATGGGTAAAAAGTATTTGTGCATTACCTTGTCCTAAAATATTTCATAATGCAATGTATGACGTATGTTGGTTAAGAGCATATGGTGTAAAGATAAATGGAATCATTGTAGATACAATGATGATGGCAGCTGTATTAGATGAAAACAGATTGTATTACTCATTGAATTCATTATCTTTTATAGAGCTAGGTAAAGTTAAAAATGAAAAAGCCTTACAAGATGCAGCAGACAAAGCTGGCATAGATGCAAAGTCTGAAATGTATAAGCTTCCCGCATCAATGGTTGGAGCATATGCTGAAGCAGATGCTGAACTAACCTTACAACTATTTAAAAAATTTTCAGGGCAAATAAGAGATCAAAACTTACAGAGGATATTTAACTTGGAGACAAGTTTATTTCCTATGTTGGTAGATATGAAATTTAAGGGCGTTCGAGTAGACGTCGATAAAGCGCTTCGACTGAAACATGTGCTAGAGAAAAGAGAAGGGCTATGCCTTGCAAAAGTGAAACAAGTAACAGGAGTAGAAGTACAAATATGGGCAGCAAGATCGATCGCCAAAGTATTTGACAACCTTGGACTACCTTATTCCAGAACTGCAAAAAGTAACGCACCATCATTTACAAAAGCTACACTAGAAAACCATGAAAATCCAGTGGTAAAAAACATTGCAGAAGCTAGGGAATTAAACAAAGCACATACAACATTTATAGATACAATATTAAAACATGAACACAATGGACGTATTCATGCTGACATAAATCAGTTAAGATCAGATGCAGGTGGAACTGTAACCGGGCGTTTCTCATATTCTAATCCAAACTTACAACAAATACCTGCAAGAAACAATTTATTAGGTCCTGCAATTCGTGGACTAT